GTCTAAAAAAGCTGCGGTTAAGCAGGCGGTGGCAATTAGCCTTAAAAAAGCGGGCGTCCAAAAGAAAGAAGAAGGTGGCTCGGTTTCGTCGGCAAAGCCCCGTAATGTGGTGGCTAGTCAGAAAAGGGCTATTCAAAAGCGAGGGGGGACTGTTACGTACAAGCGTGACGGAAACCTTCCTGTAGGTATTTATTGATTTTTTAAAACATACTGTGTATATTCACAGTAACTAGCTATCAAGAGGGGCTAAAAGTCCTCTTGCAACATGGTAGGAACCATGCTCAAGTTTACAGAAAACTTGCTTTACGAAATTCGCCGCATGCGGCAGGATACGGAACAACTCGTGATCTCGGGGTCCATGAAGAATATGGAACAATACCGCCAGATGATGGGTAGGCTTGAGGGCTACACTTTTGTTGAGCAGGTCGTACAAGACATGCTTAAGAAAGAGACTTTTGACTAACCCTGTGGAGAAAACCGTATGGAATTGACTGCATTAGAGCAGAAATGGGCAGACGAGAAGGCAGCAAGAGGGCCTGAACTTGAAGACGCCTATAACGAAGATGGGCAATTAGAGCCCGATAGGATTGAGGAAGCGGTTTTAGACCGTATTCCAACTCCCACAGGATGGCGTATTGCTGTCCTACCTTACAGGGGCACAAATAAATCTAAAGGCGGTATTTTATACGTCGAAGAGACCAAAAAGCAGACCCAAATAACCACAGTATGTGGTTACGTTCTGAAAACTGGTCCTTTGGCATATAAAGACGAGAACAAATTTCCTACAGGAGCGTGGTGCAAGGACGGTGATTGGGTAGTTTTCACCCGATATGCAGGTTCCCGTATTGGAATTGACGAAGGTGAAATCCGAATCTTAAATGATGACGAAATCATTGCTGTTATTAACAACCCCGAAGATATTTTGCACATGTAAGGAGCAATAATGGGACAAGTAACTGAAAATCCAACTTACGACATCGAAGTAGGGGCAGAAAACGCACCCGAAGTTCAAGTCGACATAGACGATGAGGGCAAAGCAGAGGTTGTAGAAGACCTTACCTCAGCACCTGACAAACCTGCTTTAGCAGAGCCTGTAGACAAAGAGTCTGCCAAAGAAGAAGCCAATAACCAAGGTGAAGAACTTAAAGAATATAGCGATACCGTCAAAAAACGGATTGATAAGCTAACTTCTAAGCTGCGTGAGGCAGAACGCCGTGAACAGGCAGCTTTGGACTTTGCAAAAGGAGTTCAAGGTCAGTTCCATCAAGCCCAGCAACGGGCTGCTACTTCTGACTATGGGCGCTTGGCAGAAGCGAAGAGCCGAGTAGACACTCAGCTTTTGACTATTCGTCAAATTATCAAAAAAGCTCGTGAAGAAGGTGACATTGACACCGAAACCGAAGCCCAAGAACGTTTGGCTTCTCTAGCTCATGAACAGCGTGAACTTTCTGGTTACCTGGAAAGGGGCGCAGAACAGCCTCAGATTTACAACCCGCCTATTCAACCTCAGCAGATTTACCAGCAAGCACAGTTTCAACCTCCAGCCCAACAGGCTCCACGGGTTGATCCAAAGGCAGAGTCTTGGGCAGAAGAAAACCCCTGGTTTGGTCAAGATACAACCATGACCTATGCTGCTTGGGGGATAGACAAACAGCTTCGTGAAGCGGAAGGGTTTGACGGATCGTCAGATGAGTATTATGATGAGTTAAATCGGCGAATTAAAGCACAGTTTCCGCAAAAGTTCGCTGCACAACCTAACAGGCAACAACGGCAATCCGTGCAGGCCGTTGCACCTGCAGCCCGGTCATCCGGAGTAAATACTAATGCACGCCGCAGCGTAAGACTGTCTCCTAGTCAAGTCGCTATTGCTAAAAAACTTGGTGTTCCCATTGAGGAATATGCCAAATACGTAAAGGAATAAAACCATGACTGATACTGTTAAATTTAATCGCAGCTCCCGTAACGCTGAAACACGCGAAAAGACTGCGCAACGTAAACCATGGGCACCTCCTTCTCGTTTGGATGCTCCCCCTGCACCAGATGGTTTTAAATATCGTTGGATTCGCTCTGAAGTTCAAGGCTTTGAAGACAAGCAAAATGTGTTTAGTAAGCTTCGTGAGGGATATGAACTTGTTCGTTTAGAAGAGTTGCCCGAAGAATATCAAAACACTATGCCTGCTGTTGAAGATGGTCGGAACAAAGGAGTCGTCGGAGTTGGCGGCTTACTTTTAGCGAAAATCCCCGAAGAAACTGTCAGTGAGCGTAATGCTTATTACCGCCAACGTGCAAGGGACCAAATTGAAGCAGTAGACAACAATATGATGAAAGAGAGTGCGCATTCAACAATGCGTTTTCAGCAGCCAGAGCGTAATACTCGTATTTCTTTTGGTGGCTCTAACTCTAAGAGTGAAAGCTAATTAATTTAATTTTGGAGAAAACAAATGTCAAACGTAAATAAAGCATTTGGTCTTCGTCCTCTAGGAAAACTAGGCAGTAACTACAACAGCGACGGTAATACACAGTACAAAATCGCTAGTGGTGCTGCTACTGCAATCTTTCAGGGCGATACCGTGACTTTCGGTGTTGCTAGTAGCGCGTCTACCGGTTTCATCGTAAAACACACACCTGGTGATGCTAACATCCTTGGTGTTTTTATTGGATGTCAGTACACTGATCCTACAACTAAAAAAACCACATTTAAAAACTTTTATCCAGGCAGTATTACTGCTAGCGATATTGTTGCATTTGTGGTGGATGATCCTTATGCTCAATTCCTAATTCAAGCTTCTGGTGTTGCTGCCGTAACTGCTATTGGCAAGAACGCTGATTTAGTACAAACAGCATCAGGAAATACCACAACGGGCGTTTCTGGATTAGAGCTTAGCACTGGTACGTTGGCTGCAGCTTCTGCACTCAACGTTAAAGTTATTGGTGTTACCGCTGATCCCAGCAACGATGATTTAACCGCTGCATACGCTGACTTGATCGTTGTGATCAATGAGCATCTGTATAAAGCACCAACAGCAGGAGTTAGTTAATCATGGCTATCACTCGTTCACAACTAGTTAAAGAACTAGAACCAGGTCTTAACGCTTTATTCGGTCTTGAGTACAAGCGTTATGAGAACGAACACGAAGATATCTTCGAAATTGAAGATTCTGAGCGTGCGTTTGAAGAAGAAGTTATGTTGACCGGTTTTGGTCAAGCCCCAGTTAAGGCGGAAGGTGCTGGCGTTAACTATGATTCTGCACAAGAGTCCTTTACCGCTCGCTATACCCACCAGACTATCGCATTGGCATTCTCGATTACCGAAGAGGCAATCGAGGACAACCTCTACGACCGTTTGGCAAGCCGTTATACCAAGGCTTTGGCTCGTTCAATGGCTCACACCAAGCAGGTATTTGGTGCATCCGTATTGAACAACGCTTTTGACTCAAACTTCCCAGGTGGCGACGGCGTACAGTTGTGCGCAACAAACCACCCAACCGCTTTAGGTCCAAACTTCAGCAACCGTCCTACGGTTCCTGCTGACTTGAATGAGACCTCCCTTGAGCAAGGTATCATCGACATCGCTAGTTTCACAGACGAGCGTGGTTTGAAGATTGCCTTGATTGCTAAGAAGTTGGTAGTTCCAAAAGAACTCCAGTTCACAGCAGAGCGTTTAATGAAGTCTACTCTCCGTACTGCTACGGCTGATAACGACATCAACGCTATCAAGTCTATGGGTCTAATTCCTGATGGATTTGTTGTTAACCATTACCTAACCGACGTATCGGCATGGTTCTTGTTAACCGACGCTCCAAATGGACTTAAGATGTTCCAACGTGCCCCAATTCGTACAGCTTTTGAAGGTGACTTCGATACTGGCAATGTACGATACAAGGCTCGTGAGCGTTATTCCTTTGGATTTTCGGATCCACGTGGTATCTACGGATCACCTGGCGCAACCTAAACCTTGTTCACGTGAGGTTAGGCCCCACTTCGGTGGGGCTTTTTCTTTTGTCTTTTAACAATTTCATCAAAGTGTAAAATTCTATGGCAGTTGGCACATAGAACAAGGCATTTTTTAACTTCTTCCATTGCTCTGGTGTATTGGTAGTTTTTTACGTAGTAGCTGACTTCCCGGTTTTTTTGTTTAGGGTCTTTGTGATGAAAATCTAGCGCAGCAGGGTGGTTTTGGTCACAATAACTGCATTTCAAGCTGGCCTTAAATGCAACCCATTTTTCTTTTTCTTCTTTTTTTCTTTTGTAGGTAGCAATAAGTACCTTTAATTTGTTTTTCTTGTAATGATTGGCAGAACCCTTACGCAACGCCTGCTTTTTTCTTGGATCGTTTGGGTCTTTGTAAGGCATCGCTCTGGTCTATCCTGTATTTCCAATAGATTGCGTGCTTGAACGACCACGGGGTATTAGGGTTATAAATTTTAAAGCCAGCATTAATTAAAGAGTTAGATGAAGCAGGGTTATCGGTTGTATCTGTAATAATCCAATTCCAGCCTAATTCCTTGGCCTTACGGATTCTTACATTAATTAGACGTCTTTGCAAACGGTGTCCTGTGTACTCGTCTAAAACCCCTGCACGACAAAGATATCCTGTATCTGTAAATCGTTGTGATCTGACTAGTCCAGCAAACGCTACGGGCTTGCCTTCTTCTGTGTAAGCTAACCACCAATGCCCCTGAGTTGGTTTGTAAGGAGCATCCGAAGGCAATATTTTTTTCTGAAGGTAAAGAATTACAGTCTTATTAGACTCATTGCGTAAATCAACCTTCTTAATGGTAAATTTCATAATTTGCCTCCGGGGATAACCTATTTTATCTAAAAATCTATTGCAACTAAATGAATTTAGGGGTATAAATACATCAGGAACTGGGATATTTAGTTCCTGTAGACTGGCCCAGCAGACGATGCAGAGACTACAGGAAAATGTACTGCATATACAAGGAGTTATACCATGGCACGTACCTCATTTACAGGGCCAGTGGCCTCAGCTAACGGTTTTATCGGTGGATCACTCGCTTCCCCAATTTCCGTAACAACCGCACAAAATATTTCTAGTTTTTTTGGCACTACATCAGCCACTACTGGCGATACACGTCTTAGCTACAACCGTTTAGCTTTTACCAGCACAGGCTCCGGAGAGACTATCCGTGCTTTTTCTGTAGTAACTGGCGCAGGTGCAGCTACTGCTGGCACAATTAATGGCGCTCACATTTCAACCTCAATTAATACTGGCGGCACAATTAGCGGTGCAGCAAATGCCATTCGTGCAACCCTAGGCGGCACAGCTACAACCCCTGGTGGCACTTTAGCTGTGTTGCAGTTAGATACAGACTACAGTGTTAACGTAACCCTAGGTGCTGCTTCTTCGTTTATTCGTGTAACCGATAGCGGTTCGCAAACTGGCGAAGTGCAAAACTTAGTTAACATTGAGACTGGTCCTGCTGCAACGGTGGCTCCTACTGCAACAGCCGTAGCTACAGTTTCTAAGGCCATTAAAGTTCGCATCGGTGGAACAGATTACTATGTTCCTGCTTATGCTTCGTTTAGCTAATGCAAATAACTAAGGAGTTCCTAGAGTCTGAGATTAGTGACTTGGAGAAAGAGGCAAATAAGGCCCAAACCTTTTTAATTCAAGCCCAAGCCACTATTACAGCGTATAGGATGCTTCTTAACAGGTTAGATGCCCCAGAACCCGAACAAAAAGCAGAGGAATAATCATGCTTCAATATGACGTCCTATCCACCGCAATAGCAGCTTCCCAAACGGATGCTGCTGTTTTTGCGGGTCCTGCCCGTATCAAAGGAATAATTGTTGGTGTTCCTTCTGGTGGGGGCACTTTAACTATTAAAAATGGCTCAGCAGGAACTACAGTTTTTAGTTTTGTAGCCCCAGCAGCAGCTCAGTCCCTTAATATCAGCGTTCCTGGCGACGGCATTCGTTGTACAAACGGTATTTATGTAACAACTCCCGCTGGCATGACTGCTACGGTGTTTTATGGCTAAGAATCCCTCCCTTGCTATTGGGCGTGGAGAAAAGCTCCCTGTCAAACAGGGGGCTGGGCTTACTGCCAAGGGAAGAGCCAAGTACAACAAGGCAACAGGTAGCAAGTTAAAAGCTCCTGCACCAAACCCAAAAACAAAAGCGGACGCAGGCCGTAAAAAATCGTTTTGTGCCAGAATGTCAGGAGTAGTAGCAAAAGCTAAGGGTCCTGCAGAGCGTGCAAAAGCTTCATTAAAACGATGGAACTGTTCATAATGGAAGAAATACAAACAGCTAGGGAGTTAGCCACACATGCAAACGATATTAAACACCTTCAAGCAGATATGGACAAACTTGTTGGGGACATGGACGAAATTAAAAAGTCGATTCAAATAATCCAAAAAACGTTGTCTGAAGCAAAGGGAGGCTGGAAAGCCTTGATTTGGGCAGGTGGAGCAGTTAGTGCTATAACAGGCGTTATTGGCTTTGTTATGGGACATTGGGGAAAATAAATGGTAAAACGTGTAAACCCCACCCCTTCTGTCCCTCCAACCCCTGCTAAACAAAACCCTAATGCAACAGACAAGGTAAATAAAAACAAAGTTGATCCAGGATTTAAAGAAGTATTAGACAAGGTTCGTGGAAAGAGTCAACAAGATGCACCGGATAATTACAAAACAGGAGGTAAAGTAATGGCAACTAAACCCGGCTTATATGCCAATATTGCAGCTAAAAAACGTAGGATCGCTGCTGGTTCTGGCGAAAAAATGAGACCAGTTGGAGCAAAAGGTGCGCCTACTAAACAGGCGTTTATTAATTCGGCTAAAACAGCTAAAATAGCTAAGCCTGCCAAACGTTCAGCGAGAGGAAGATAAATGGACTACAACGCAAGTAACACAAATCGCCACAAGCTTATGGCTATGGGCAAACCAATTAAAGCCGCTCATGGTGGCATGGCAAAAAAATCTGTGGACAAAAAAACTAATCCAGGTTTAGCTAAGCTGCCTACCGAGGTACGCAACAAAATGGGCTACATGAAAAAAGGTGGGTCTGTAGGTGGAGCTAAAGCTGATCGCCAAGGACGTGCTTTAATGGCGGGAAAAATGGCTAAAAACTTGCCTATGATCGCACCACAGTCTGCGTATAAAAAAGGTGGAGATGTGGCCCCTTCTGCTTACGACAAAATGCAAGACAAAAAGATGGCTGCTCATGCAAGCAAGCCAGCAAAGGTAGCCCATAAAAAAATGGGTGGTATGGCTAAACGTGGTTGTAAATAAGGAGTAAATGATGAAAAAACGCGGCGTAGGTGCAGCAATTAAGGGTTTTGGTGCAGTATTTTCTGAAACAACCGAGCAAGCTAAAAAACCAGAAAAAGTTGACGTAAACTTTGATGCTCAAAAGGTTCATGGAACAGTAGATACACCAAAAACTCAACGTATCCCACAACCAACTAGCTTTTAGTAACTAATGGCCACGTCAGGTACAACTACCTTTGACCTGGACATTGAGGAGCTAATTACCGAAGCGTATGAACGTTGCGGTATTGAGTCTCGCACAGGTTACGATTTAAAAACGGCAAGGCGCTCGCTAAACTTGTTGTTTTTAGATTGGGCTAGTCGTGGCTTGAATTTATGGACTATAGAAGAACGATCACAGGCTTTAACCGCCAACGTATTCGAATACAATCTACCTACTGATACAGTAGATGTACTGTCTGCGGTGGTTCGTTCTCCCCAAAGCTCTGGACAAAACATTGACATTACCCTTAATCGTTTTAGCCAAGCAGAGTGGCTGCATACGCCAAATAAAACAGGCACTTTAGGGCGCCCAGCGCAGTTTTACTACCAGCATACTAACCAGCCAAAGGCGTACTTCTTTCCTTGCCCAGATAATTCAACAACATACACTTTTGTATATTACGCTATTCGCAGAATTCAAGATGCTGGTGGTTACACCAACACTGCTGATGTGAATTTTAAGTTCTTGCCCTGTTTGGTTTCAGGCTTGTCTTATTTTATTTCAATGAAAAAAGCGCCAGATCGTATGGTTATTCTTAAACAAATCTACGAAGAGGATTTTAAGAGAATTGCTGATTTTGACCGTGATCGGGCTAGTTATTATGCTGTTCCAGATACTCGACTAAATTACTAATGGCTTATGCACAAGGACGACTTGCTTGGGGTGCCTGTGATCGCTGTGGACAGCGATTCTTGCTTAACGCCCTTCGTAAAGAGTGGCAGGGCCTAAAAACATGTCAATATTGCTATGAGCCAAAACACCCACAATTGGAACCACGCCGTAATGTCTCAGACGCTATTGCGTTGCAAGAACCTCGTCCAATTCCTGACGATACGTTTAACGTATATATTGGCGTCATTGGAGATAGCGCTCTCGGGGCTAGTGGCATGGTTCCTGTATCTGTTTCTAATCCGACCATTGCAGTAACCTACGCAGGCAACATGAAAGCAACGGGATCATGAACTACACCGAATTACGGCAAGCAATCAAAGACTACACCGAAAACTTCGAACAAACGTTTGATGACAATATCCCTGTCTTTGTAAAGCAAGCAGAAAAGCGTATATATAACACCGTTCAGTTTCCTTCCTTACGCAAGAACGTTACAGGTAACTTAACTTCTGGAAATAAGTATTTATCAACCCCAAGCGACTTTTTATCGGTTTATTCCTTGGCTATTGTAGTTAGCGGAGAGTATTACTACCTAATTAACAAAGACGTAAACTACGTTCGGGAAGCCTATCCAAACCCCAATACTACTGGTGTACCCAAGGTTTATGCCATTTTTGGACCACAATTTACTTTTCCAAATGAGCTTAGTTTAATTGTTGGACCAACCCCAAATAGTGGCTATTTGGCAGAATTGCATTATTTCTTCTACCCACAGTCTATTGTGGATGCAGGTACTTCTTGGCTTGGCGATAACTTTGACCCTGTCTTGCTTTATGGTTCGTTGCGGGAGGCTTACTTATTTATGAAGGGCGAGCCTGACTTAATTGCCAACGTAGAGCAAAAATACGCTGAAGCCCTTGGACAGGCTAAACGCCTTGGTGATGGCCTTGAGCGTCAAGATGCTTACCGCTCTGGTCAAGTCAGGGTTCCGGTGACCTAAAATGCTGACACAAACCCTAACCACCTCGTTTAAGCGAGAAACCCTAGAAGGCGTTCATAACTTTTTGACGGACACCTTTAAGATTGCACTTTATACCTCTACTGCCACTTTAGGACCAAATACCTTGGTTTATACCTCTTCTGGGGAAGTCACTCCCCAAGGTACTTATGTGGCAGGAGGACAGATTCTTACAGGCACTATCCTAAGCACAGGAAGTGGGGTTGCTTTCGTGACTTTTAATAATTTAACCTGGACTAGTGTTTCCTTTACTGCTCGTGGAGCGCTGATATACAATAGCAGCAAAGGTAATAAATCAGTCGCTGTATACAATTTTGGTACGGATCAGACTGCGGGAAACTTGAATGTATTTAACATTACAATGCCCCCAAATACCGCAAATGAAGCAATTATTCGCATTCTTTAAGGAGCTAAAAATGCAAGTTGAAAAGTTAAACATTGAAGACAAGGTTTCTAGCGCCTTAAATAAAACAATGAAATCTGGGGATTTTGCCCGTGCTACGGGTAAGTATAAGATTGAGTGTCTAGACGCTCAAGGCAACGTTAAGTGGGCGCTAGAGCCTTCTAACTTGGTTGTAAACCAAGGTTTACAGGACATGAATACTAAGTATTTTACTGGCAGTGCATACACTGCTACTTGGTATATTGGCTTATATGGCGCTGCTTCGGCTAATAACCCTGTTGCTGGAGATACTGCCGCTTCTCATGGTGGTTTTACCGAAGTTGTTCCGTACAGCAACGCTACCCGCCCTGCCTGCACCTTTGGCACAGCGACCACGGCTGACCCTTCTGTTATTAGTAATTCTGCCTCTCCAGCAGCATTTAGCATCAATGCTACATCTACTGTAGGTGGTGCATTTTTAATCAGTGATAACACTAAAAGTGGTAGCGCAGGCGTATTGTTCTCGGCCTCTGATTTTGCAGCTCCTGGAGACCGTACCGTTGCTTCTGGCGACACCCTTAACGTAACATATACGTTTAGTTTAGACGCATAAGGATACAAATATGTTTAAAAAAGGCGAAATTGTTAAGGTAAAAGCAGTAGTTCCAGAAGGCCCGGTAATTGCCTTGCGCATGTCCGAAGACGGCGTAGTGTCTTGTTTGGTTGAATGGAAAGACGAAAACGGTATTTCACAACAGCGTTGGTTTGAGCAAGATCAGCTCGTAGCAGGTTAATTATGCCAGACGGCGGCTGGAGCTCAGGTACTTGGGGCGAAGCCGGATGGGGCATGTCGGCATATGACCGAGCTGTTAGTGAAACAGCTACTGGAACAGACGCTGTATCTTCCGCACAAACCTTTGTAAGTGCTGTTTCGGACACTGCTGCGGCTACGGACGCTGTATCTTCCGCACAAACCTTTATTTCTGCAGTTTCTGATACCGCCTCTGGTAGTGATGTTTTTAGCACCCTTCAGGTCTTTGTTACCGCAATTAATGAAATAAGCACGGGAACAGACGTTTTTAGTGCCCTTCAAACTTTTGTAACAGCTGTTAATGAAATAGCGGTAGGAACAGATAATTTTGCTGCACTGCAAACATTTGTTACGGCAATTAATGAGACGGCTACCCCCTCAGAAAACCAGTTTGTTTCGGGCAGCACGTTTAACGTTGCTTTTGTAGATTCTAGTGTTGGCACAGACCTTTTTACTGCAACTCAGGTTTTTGTTAGTTTTGTTGTTGAAACCGCTACAGGTACTGATTCTAGTAGTTCTGTTCAAATTTTTGTTACAGCAATTAACGAATCAGGGCAAACTCAAGCTATTGTCTCCGTGGCATCTAGTATTTTTAACGTCTCTATAATAGAATCGTTACTAGCAACAGATTCCATTACTGCAAGGCTATTTTGGGAGCCAATTGACGATGACCAAACAATTAGTTGGGCTAATATAAATGATGACCAAACGCCAGGCTGGACACAGGTAAATGACAACCAAAGCACTATTTGGACTGAAATAACGACTGTATAAGGATTAAAACATGCCATCCACCTTTTCACCGCTTAAAATAGAGCTTATTGCTACTGGCGAGCAATCTGGAACATGGGGCACTACTACTAACACTAACCTTGGTACAGCCCTTGAAGAGGCGATTACAGGTTCGGCGGATGTAGCCTTTTCTAGCGCTGACGTCACAGTTACCTTAACAGATACTAACGCTGCTCAAACAGCTCGTAATCTGCGCCTAAATTTAACAGGAACTTCTGGCGGGGCAAGAAACTTAATCCTTGGTTCTGGATGCCAGATTGAAAAACTGTATCTTATTAATAACGGATTGGCGGACGCAGTCACGGTTAAAAACACTTCAGGTACAGGCATTGCCGTTCCCGCTGGGAAGTCGATGTTTGTATACAACAATGGCACAGACGTTGTTGAAGTTTTAAATACCGCAGTTTCTTTTGCCGTTACTGGAAGTGCTACCGTGGGAGGAACTTTAGCGGTTACGGGAGCAACCACATTAAGTGGTACTTTTGCAGCTAATGGAGGTGCAACGTTAGGAGACGCTTCAGGAGACGCACTTACCATAAATTCTAGTGCTGTATCTATTCCCAACGGGCTGAACTTTGATAGCAATACTTTA